TCATCCGCGAAAGGGTTTAGTTTATTAAGAAGGCCCGTAATTTTTTCAAGTGGCGCAGATAAAAAATCTTTAATTCTTTGATAAAGTGATTTGATTTTATTAATTAAGCCACCTTCTCCTTCTTCGTCTGAACCGAATACATCCTTTATTAGCGCCATAAAGTAATTTGGTCCAGCCATCAATATATTTTTGATACCGTTCCAAATTTTTCCTAAAGATTCCATGATTAAGGCGCCGTCTAATGTAAATACGCCTTTTAGAAGATCAATATAGCCGCCGATTACACCGTTTACACCATCAATCATCATAGCCATACTCTCTTTAACAGCTTTAGCCGCGTTCTCTAAGCCAAGGAAATTAAGGACAACAGACGCTATATTCGCTAATAATTCTAGTACACTACCAATGAGTGTATCAAAAAGACTAATCAAACCTTGTTTAATACCTTCCATAATTCCACCTTCTTTGTATCCTTTCGTAAATCCTTTTACAAAAGAAAATACACCCATGATCACTTTAATAGGAAAGAATATTTTTCCAAATATCTTGCCAAGGAATTTGGCCCTTTTTGCAAAGTCTATAAAGCGTTTAAACTGCGAACTACCTGTAATTGTAGTTTTTATCATGTTGAAAAACCCTGCTACTTTGCCAATAACAAACTTAACTGCATTTACTGCTGCTTTTATTTTACGAGGGCCTATAAGTCTTTTAAAAAACTTAGACACATCTGTGAAAAAAGTTTTAATTCTTTCAAGAGCACCACTTATTCCAGTCTTTTTACCAAATCGTTTAAAGAAATCTCCAATCTTAGTTTTGATGTTAGTACCTAAATTGCTAAATGAGGTTTTTATCGCGTCACTCGTCTTACCAAAAAAACCGTCAAAGGCTTTTTTATCTATAAACTTACCAGCTACCCTAAACGATTTAGACAGTGACTCAAAATATCCTTCAAAGAAACCAACTAAAAAGAGTGGTACACCAATTACGATTTTGGCTAAGGTTTTAAAGAAACCCTGATATCTTTTCTCTTTAAAATCTCCACGCTTAGTTCTATCTTCCTTAAGAGCATCAAGCATTTCTCTACGATTTTCTTCATCAGCGAGTTTATTGCCCATCATAAAGTCAGATAACCTCGAGATATCTTTACTCATGAATCCTACAGTAGTGGCTGTTATAGCACTCGACTTTTCAATAGAAAAAGCAGCATTTACTTGAGCTTCTTGTTCAATTAAATCTTTATTAAACTGATTTTCAGATTGTATCGCTGCCTTTTTGGCGGCTACTCTTTGAAAACGCGCGACAATTTGGTTAAAGATGAAATCTTTACGACGATAGAATTTTTCACGTTTAATTGTCTTTTCTTCAATATTCTCTTGCTGCGACTGCGCCGCGGCAAGCTCCATAATAACCGCGCCTAATGCTTCATTGCTTGCATTGATCTTGGCGAATTGACCGCGACTAACATTAAGTTGGTCTTGTGTCAAGTCCGCAATTTTTTGATTAGCGGGATCTGATGGAATTTGGTTAGCCATTTTGTTTTCTTAATCGTTCGTTTTCTTCTTCTATAAATTGTGATAAGAGTGATACATAAATTTGCCTTTCCCAAGGAATCATATTATCAAGTTCTGTTAGACTATATTTATGGTGTTGAACCATAGAAAAGTTGGTTTGATAGTGATTTTGTAAAGAATCATGAGAAAGGCCTAAGTAAAAAAACTTTGTAGTCCAACCAACTCTACTTCATTTTCATGACCACACTTTTCGCACTTAAATTTAACAATGTGTTTAAGCATTGGTTGGTTTTCGATAAAGTTTTGGATCTTTTCGAGGTGATGGTGGCTTAAAGTATCAATAAATTCAGAAACTTCTTTAGCGCTTGTTTCCTTTACGTTATATACGTTATCATCATCATAGATTACGTCAATAACCGCCGCAATAGCCTTATTAAAGTTTTTTGAATTAGTCTCGCCTGAAAGTGTTTCAACTTCATCTACGGACACTTCTTTCAGTTTAATACCTACTTTATCAGTAAGCTTGATATTATTTTCTGGCTTATTTTCAGGATACTGAACTTCAACTTCTGATAGGTCAATCTCTACTTCTGTAAATTCGCCACACTCTTCGCACTTTAAACGAATTGGAGCTGTTTCTCCAACACTCTTAGCTCTAAACTGTAAAAACAAAAATTCAATATCATACACCGTACATTTACTTGGATCAACTTGTCCTTCTGTACATGACCTGATGATGTTTTTAAGTGCTTTAATCATTGCAGCATTGTCATTCGACTCTTGCGCAATCATAAGGATCTTTTCTTCTTTTACAAGAAAAGGACGGTACTCAATGCTCTCACCTGTAGAAGGTAGAACAGTTGTGTATGTTGGTGTATCTAGTTTTGGTAATGTATTCATAATAATTTAATACTCTTTTAATTAAACAATCCTCCAATCGCGTTTTTGATACCACCGAAGGTTGAGGATATTCCACCTGATGGTTTAAAGTCTTCATAGGTAAACCCTATGCTTAGTTTTTGTGTAGAGTCACCGCCTTCATTGCTCAGCTCTATTGCATTCATAGTAATAGGAAAGGCGTTAAATAGCTCAACACCATAAATAGGTGTATTGTCTTGATTTAATTGCTGAATCGTTATGTCTGAAGTATAGACGCTATCATAGTTCTTACAATAGGTTTCTTGATTAATGACTAAACCCATCCACTTATCAAACATTTTTTTCATATAATAATCGTTTGTTAAGTGAAATTCAAATTCGATATCTTCATTAAAATAGCCTGTAGGATGTTTAATGCTATTTTTAAATCCTAAATGAGGATTGTCTAATGTTTGTATTTGTCGGCCAGGTAAAGAACAACGATTGCAAAGTAAAGCAATATCTCTTGGATCGTTAAAAAGAGAAGATGCTTTAAAGTCACCCGATAGTGCGGTGATTGCTATGTTTTGAATATCTATATTAAGAATAGACTGCGACGGCGGCCGCATATAGATTAAGAATCTATTTGTACGAGCTAATCCAGCATGTTTACCAATCGTGGATTTAAAATCATCAATTGTTGTAGGACTAACAGTACTTTTTAATTTATCTAAGAAGCTCATATCATTTTACGTGAATCGGACCAAACTTGGTTCTTATTCTTTTTCTTAAAGTTTTCGGTTGGCATAAACAAAACAGTTTCCCATTCGCTGGCTGGTACCTCAACCATTTGAGATCTTACGTGCTCACTTAAATAGTGCTTAAAACACGGACCAAACATCTTTAATTTAGAAGCACCTTTCAAAAGATTATAAGATAATCTTAGGCGAGTACTTAAATCGTATTTTTTATTTGTAGAATAGTCTGTAAGCCTATCAAAGAAAAGGGCTCGCTGTTTGTGAGGCAAATAGTGTAGGTTAAGACCATAAAAACCTCCCTTTGCTTTTTCTACCATAAAAATAAGAGGGAACCTATCATAATAGGGCAATGTCTTTTTATGTTTTGGATCATAGAAGTACATAAACATGCGACCAGGCAATGGACGACTACGAGTCTTAAGATTATCATCCCGTAAAAGGTTTTGTCTATTGAATGACTTCATTCCTATTAGTTGGCGTTTAAACCAACTTAAAGATCTTTCAGTATTCTTTTCAACTCCAGCTTTATATGCTTGGGACTGTAATCTATCTATGTATGAAACTGCCATTATATAGTCTATTTATAACTATGTGAGTAGTTTTATACCAAGTGATTTCAATGTATCTTCATTCCAAATTTGAAATGTCATACCATTTCGATGAGCAAATTCAGTAGCCGCTTCCCACTTTGATATGTTTTTAGCATAAGTCATGACTTCTTTTATATACTTTTTTGTTTTTCTTGCGCCCTGCTTTGGCGCCACTGTTTGCTTTTTAGGCTTGATTTCAACTAAAAAGCACTTGCCGTCTTTCATACGAATAAACAAGTCAGTGAAGTATCTATGCATTTTGCCATCTGTCTTACATCGATAACGTACAACAACTTCTTCTGAGTTCCATCCGATTACTGATGGATTTGCATCTAAATACTTAAAGGCCTGTCTTTCCCACAAAGATCGATACTTTATGTTTGATGGGTCTCCCTCATATTTCTTTATGTTCTTTGGTCTATATCGCCCTGAGTATGCCATGATTTTATTATAAATAACTACTAAAGGTATTTATATGATTGGAAAAATAACAAAATTAATAGGAAACGAAATTAGCGGAGCAGTTAGTTCAATCACTGATCAGCTTGGATTTGGACTAAGAGGTGGATACGACTCAGGAGCAGAAGGCCTTATGTATCCACTTGAATTGCGCGGACAAGCGGACCGTCCTTGTATTGAATTCACGGCTTATGATACATCATCTGGTGATGTCCAATTAAAAACAATCTGGTTTCCCTGTCCATCTGGTATTGAAATAAGTGACCAGGCAACGTATAATACAATTGATCTTGGTTCTTTAGGAGGTGCATTGAATCAAGCGGTAAAGGCTGCAGCAACTACTGATGGTGCGATGAACAAATTTAAAGTAGGATCAAATGCACTGCTTAATCAAGTAAAAGATGCAAGAGCTGGAGAAATCGCAGCGATTGCTGCTATGGCGTTACCTGGCTATGGTGATAAGTTACAGTTTAAGGCAAAGACTATTTTAAATCCTAATACAAATACCACCTTTTCGGGCAATAGTGTTAGAAGCTTCACCTTTGCCTTTAAAATGATTGCTCGGTCTGAAAGTGAAGCAAAAGAGATACAGAAAATACACAAAACATTTCGTAAGTACACATACGCTGACTCGAATGGCAATCAACAAAATCTTACTTTAAGGTATCCACCAGTGTGGCGTATTCGCTTTCTCGATGGTCAAAAGAATGAGAACAAATACATTCCAAAGATCTATTCCTGTTATTTGCAAGGTGTACAATCATCGTTTAACTCAACAGCACCGGTCTTCCACACTGATGGATCACCTCTTGAAGTAGATGTATCTATTTCATTCCAAGAAACACGAGCTCTAACACGGTTTGATATTGAAACACTCGGCGACGATGAGAATCGTGGCATTGGTGCGGATGGATTGGCCACCGAACAAGGTGCATCTGATGCAGATTTAGCCCGATTAAATGAACAAGAGGCTATATGGGAAACCGTTAACAAATCAAATGAAAGCAAAAGCTAATGTCATTCTTTAAAAATTTTCCAACAAGGCAATACGACATCCAAAGGACAGGTGAAACTGTTAATATAAAGGACATATTCCGTCACGTCGATGTAGACGACATCGCTGCGGATCCTTATATTAACTACACATACTATAAAGTAACATCTGGTGAAAGACCCGATGTAGTATCACAGAAGCTTTATGGCACCACAGACTTCTATTGGACATTCTTTATTGTTAACGACTTTCTGAAAGAAGGTATCGGAGCCTGGCCAAAGTCAGAACAAGAGCTTGAAAGGTATATAGCCAAACAATATGATAATCGTTCAGTACTTCAAGTGTTGCCAGGTGTATTTGGAAACACAGACGGAATTAAGGCAAGCTTTGGAGAATCGTATTATAAGAACACTTTCCTTGGTTTAGACTTATCACACGAGTATCTAAGAATCCGAGACATCAATAGTAATGCGTATGCTTTGATTGATCGATTTGATCCAACTTTTTTTCAGTTATATATCCACAAAATCACAGATGTAAAGAATTTCTTTCAGTTTGAGAGCACAGGCTATGGCGGAAGTGCAGATTATCTGATTGAAACATATAATCCTTATAACGCACAGAATCCATTATACGAAGAAGTAGAACAATTGAATGATGCATGGCTTGAAAAGGCCTTAGCATGGGCTCAAGAAGGATATGCTACGACCATGAATGGATTCGAACAAGAATTGCTCGCAATGGAGACCCGCGGAGAGATTGATATCGCAAATCTTACACGGCGTGAGTATCTACGAGAATTTGAGGCCTATGTACTTGGTAAAGGATTGATTGGTTGGAAGGCAACTGCTCTTTATTTGAATGGACGAGATGCTCCTGTCAATTATACAGATACCGTAACGGGCGAGCCTATGACAGCATACGATGCATATCGTGGACCGTACACCCTTTCGAATGGAGAGACTCGATATGGTCCTTATGCTCCTGAACTTGAAACAGCAAGCGCCGCGGGATTAACTATACAGTCACGTTACGAGCTTGAAGTAGAAAAGAACTTTGCTCGTACAGATATAAAAGTAGTGAAGAAGAGTCAGATACATGCCTTCGCAGAAGCATATAAGAAACTATTACTATGAGCGGAAGCGCACACAATCAGAATACAGACGCCAAAGGGAACCGATTTAATCCATCGGGCTATAATCTTGAGAACATCGAGATGATAAATCACCGTGGAGAGAGCAAGTTTATTGAAAACCTTGTAGTAAAATTCTCTCTATCAGAAAGTCTGTATAGTCCTACTGTTATACTGAGTCTAAGCATACAAGACAGTGTCAACTTCATGGAGAGCTTTCCTTGTATAGGACAAGAGACCGTTACAGTACGTTTGAAGCAGAAAGAACACAATACGGACATCGAAAAGGCTCTCGAGCTGAAATTCTTTATTGTAGAATATCCCACATACGGCAGATCAGCACAGAATAATCATGTACAAGTCTATCGAATAGAAGGTATATCGGAACAAGCCTTTATCTCGAGCCATAAAAAGATATCCCGTAGCTACGAGTATAAGCAAACAAGCGATATTATATCAAACATACTCGAGAGGGACTGTAACCTAACGTTGAGTAAATATGCCTTAGGCGGAGAGACAAAGAGCAAGATTAGGTGGAACTGCCCTTATATGACTCCATTCGATGCTATCGAACATCTACGATCTATCAGCTATGACGAGAGTGGTGCACCGTTCTACTTTTATCAATCGATCAACGGACTCACTCAGCTCGTATCCCATACATCGATAGTGAATGAGCCAGTGTATCAGACTTACTTCGATTCTCGACAGTTCTCTTCTGATCCAAATACAACTACAGACTATATAGAACGTGCTACAAGGATCCTTTCGTGCTCTTCTAATATTAAACTATCTAAGATCGAGCAGAGCACGAGCGGTGCTTATACCTCGGAGAACTATAGCTTAGACTATACTACTAAGACTTATAAGCAAAACATTTATACATACGATCCAGAGAAGACAGAATCGCTTGAAGAAAGTACTACTCTATCAGATAAGTTTGTCTTCTCGAATGGTATCGATACTCCGGTCCAAGGTGCTAAAGACTTTACTTCGGCGCATATAGAGTATATACCAATCAACTCTGGTGCTTATCTAGATGGTGTTAAGTCTACAGAAGATTCAGGCCAGCTATATACTGATCTCACAGAGAAAGCGATCGCTAAGCTTAAGACTTATAGGTCTCTATCAAACAATACAAGTCATGATCTTCGACTACACGGTGACTTACAATTGAATCCTGGTCGAGTAATACAACTCTTGTTTCCGAAAGCATTAGATCCAGATATATTAAAAGAATACCTCGAGACAGACGATACCGACGTATATGATAAAACGTTAAGTGGTAAATACTTTATAGCAGCAGTCGAACACACCTTTGAAGGTGGAGAATATTATGTTAACTGTCGTGTTAAGCGCGACTCAAGAGCAAATGAAATAGAATGAATACAGATTTTAAAGATCAACCAGCGTGGTTTACAGGTGTAGTAGAGGATATTAACGATCCTTCCGAGATGGGTAGACTCAAAGTTCGTTGCTTTGGTTACCACACACCAGAGAAAGATATCGATTTAGGTGGTATACCAACATCGCATTTACCTTGGGCGCACGTTATGATGCCGATTAACGGAGCAAGCATGTCTGGTATAGGACAAAGCGCGACTGGTGTATTGCAAGGCAGTTGGGTAATAGGATTTTTTCGAGACGGAGAAGCACTCCAGGATCCATTTGTTATTGGTAGCCTACCGAGCATGTCAACTGCTTTACCGGCCATTACAAACGGGTTCAACGATCCGGATGGTGGATTCCCTCTTACGGACCTGCTCGGAGAATCAGACATGAGCCGCGCAGCGAGAACAGAGTATGCTGCAGCTCAGCCTTATGTATCGAAAGAAGATACTCGACAAGAGTTGATTGAAACAGCTACTCCGCCGAGAGTTACTTCTATCTCTCCAGATAAAGAGGATACCTATTACGAGAGATTGACTTGGGAGAATCGTAAGCTTGAAGAGATTATTAATCCTACTTATCCCGCGAATCATGTGCATGAGTCTGAGTCTGGTCATATAAAAGAGATTGATGATACTCCGAATTATGAGAGATTATCTACATTCCATACCTCTGGTACTTATGAAGAGATTGTAGCAAATGGTGATAAGACTGTGACAGTCGTTGGTGATGAGTATGAGGTTACCTTTAAGAGTAAGAACATGTATGTCAAAGGGAATGTGAATTTGACTGTTGATGGTGATATGAAAACTCTTGTGAAAGGTAACTATCATCTTGAAGTAGAGGGAGATAAAACAGAATACATTAAAAGAAATCGTGTCAGCAAGCTTGGATTAAACGAGTTAATTGAAGTAGGTAGTTTAGATCCGGATGAAGGTGTACCATCTGATAGACTGCTCAATGTATCGCGTAATAATACGACACGCATAGGCGGTAACGAGATTAGGGACGTTGTGAAAGACAGTACTACTAACATTACCGGCAATTACAATATGAACATTGTGTTAGACTCAAAAACGGTGGTTAGCGGACATGCCGCACAAACCGTTATTAAAACCTTTGGTATAAACTCTATAGGCGAATTGTCTCTTATTTCGAACGCTAACATGAATATAGCGACGAATGCAGCATTTGACCTTAACTCTAAGAATGATATTACAATAGCAGCGAATAATCCGGATAAAGTGGAAGGCGCTTCTGGTAGTATAGATATAGATGGATCTCGAATCGACTTAAACTAATATGGCTATTAATTGTTCCAGTAACGCTCTTCTCGATACTCTCAACGCAAAGAAGGAGGCTCTCAATGCGAAGGTTGCCGAGTTATCTTCTTTAGGTGCGAAGGCGATGGCAGATATCGCGGAGAAGGCAGATGAGATGAAAGATGCTTTGCTATCTATGATGCCCGAGATTCCCGTAATTCCTAACTTCAAAAAAGAACTTGAAGAGTTAAAGGGTAAGGTAGGTGCAGAACTTGCAGAGGCGAAGGCGGCCTTTAAAGAAAGGTGGGGTGATGCTCTCCCTGATGTAGATATAGATGATCTTATGGATAAAGTGTCGGGTGCTGTGAGTCTTGTGCAAAACTTCGAAGAAGATCTTAACGATTTCGTGACCGGCGCTGTCAGTAATATTGCGGGCGCGGCGGGGGATGCGTTAAGTGATATAGCAGGTGCAATAGCCGAGCCTTTCGATTTCTGTAAGGATGTACCCAACATCGATGCTCCGAAGGTAAGTGCTGACGGTAAGGTAGAAAAGGTTGTCGATAAAGGCGCTGAACCAACAACGCCGGCCGCGGGCCCGAAGAAGGTAGAAGAAGTGGTTCCTACCGTAGTGCAAAAGGAGAATGAGGTAAGCTCCTCTGGTTTAATCGAGAAATCTTATTCAGAATTGCTCGATGATCTAGCACCTTATAGGAAAGAGATCGATGAGCTAATTAAACCATTCCTACCACCAATTAAGAAATTTTCGAAAAACGAAAAAGTGATGTCTCGTAATAAAAAATACAAAAAGCTCAAGGAGAAATATGCGAAGGCAGATCTAAAGGAAAGTGAGTATTATAATACTGTTGCTTCAAGTGCTGAGAAGAAACTGATTGAGGAAAAGTGGCAATATTGGAACGAAGGGAAGGTGGCCGCTTACAATAAAAAGCTTATCTTTACTTATTACACATTCCATGTGCGAGGTCAGCAAGCTGCTATCAATGGAATGGAAGTATTAGTAGCTGCGCAAAAAACTGATCCAAACGAAAAAGGACACGTACTGCATTACAATAGAGTTACTTTTAGCGGTGGTGCTGTGACAATTAGACCTGCATTTGTAGATGGTATGAAATGGTGGCCTATCGTAAAAGAAATAAATTCGCGATATGCAGATGCAGTTGCTGCGT